GTGGCCGAATGACTGCAGCCGCTCTTCCTGGCGCTCGCGCTCCGCCTCGGGGTCCTGGTACTCGACCTCGACGTCGACCGGATTGGTGGGATCAATCATCGTCTTCTTCCTCTTCGGCCGGCACGCCGTGGATCAGCTGGTGCTTGACCAGCTCCAGCGCGCCGAGCAATGCAAATTCGTTGGAGCCGGGGCCGTTCATGTCCAGCTCCCACATCGTCGCGATGCCGCCCTCGCGGTGCTCGCCGATCACGATCAGCGAACGAAGCTCGCCCTCAAGAATGGCGGCCACCACCGGCTTCAGGATCTCCGGGATGGCGTCGGCCGGATTGCCGACCAGCTTCTTCAGGTCCATGTCAGTACCCCACTACGTCGTCGTAGACGCCAAAGCTCACTACCGGCAGAGCCCGGTTCGGACGAATCCGAGCCTCCGCCTCCTCGTGCGTCTTGGCGAACCGACGCATCATCAGCGCGTAGCGCGTGGCTGCCAGCAGGTCGTCGCCGTCCTTGACGATCAGACCGTCCTTGCGGTGGTACAGCCGGAACTCCTCGAACCAGTCGGCCAGGTGGCTGAACACCTTGAGCCGCATCGTCTGGAACCGGGTCAGCATGTCGGCGATGCCGGCCTCCACACCGTTGCTGCCGTCCTCGAACGTGGCGCGGTTGCGCAGCATGTTGAGGCCCTGCTTGCGGTACTGGTCTGCCAGCTGTTCGCCCGATCCCTTATCCCGCTGCAAACCGTCATGCGGCCAGGCGACTGGGACCCAGTCGCCGCGCGCCTTGATGCTGGCGGCGTGGATGGCGATCGATGCGTCCTTCACCCGGTACGCGTCGGTGACGTACACCGTGTCGGTGTCGCGGTCCCACGCCAGCCAGACGGCCGCGGTGGGGTGGTCGATGCCGAAGTCCAGGCCGACGATGCGCGGCCAGTGCGCCGGGATCGGGAAGGCGGTGACCTTGATCGCGTCCTCGGCGATAGGGAACACGCGGCCCGAGCCCAGGATCGGGATGCCCTTGGCCCGCGCCTCGCGCTCGTGCTCCGGGTAGCTGGCGATGATCGCTGCGCGCTGCTCGGGCGTGTAGTGCTCGGCGTCGTCGATCGTCATCGTCGTGACGGTCGTGCCCTCGGGCTTGTCCAGCAGGTAGCGCTTGACCACCTCGGACATGCCCAGCAGCGGGGTGAACGTGACGAACACGCTGCCGCCGGTGGCGTTGGTACGGGTCAGGCCCTCGCTGTAGATCGGCAGCGGCGGCTCTTCGTCGAACCACACCAGGTCGACGGTGTCGGCCTGCCACTTGGTGCGGCCCTGGTCGTAGCTGTTGAACTGGATGACGCTGTCCTCGCCGCAGACGTGGCGCACCACCACGCTCGAGACGGCGTCGGGCACGCCGGCCTTCATGCTGGTGTCGCGCACGCAGTCGAACGGGATGGCGCCGGTGCCCCACTCCTCGCGGATCTCCGGCGGCCCCAGCAGCAGGCGCTGCACGCCCTTGCGGGTCAGTTCGGCCGACTCGGAGCCCACCATCGCCCGGATCGCGTACGGGAAGCGGCGGCCGGTCCACCAGGTCGGGTAGCGGCCCGTGGCGTGCATGGCCACCTCGAACGCGCCGGCCCAGGTCTTCCCGAGCTGGTTGCCCGCCATGAACAGCCGCTCGCGGTAGTGCGAGCCGGCGTCATGGAAGGCGACCTGCTTGGCGTACGGCGCGTAGGCCTGCAGCCGGTTGCGCTTGAGGCGGATGTCGCGCAGGCGCAGCAGCTCGTACAGCTCCCGCTTCTCCTCGTCGCCGAGCGCGGCCAGGTTGACTTTGGACAGGTCCAGGGTCACTTGGCGGCCTTGGCGAGCAAGGCCGACAGGCGCTGGTCGAGCTGCTCGCTGCTGAGCTCCAGCGCGCCGTTCAGCTTGACCTCGACGGCCTTCAGCTTCGGCTGCGTGTACTGCAGGATCTCGGAGAGCATCCGCACGCGCACGTCGGCGTCGATGTCGTAGGCCCTGGCCGGCTGGCCGGTCTGCGGGTCGATCACCTGGTTGCCGTTGTCGTCGAGCAGGGGCCTGCCCTTGAGCACCCGGGCGAACTCGACGGCCGGGTCCATGCCCTCCTCAACCAGGGCCTCGCTCACGGCCTTCAGGTTCATCGTCAGGCCGCGGCTGGCCTTGTTGGCGCCAGACGTCTGCACGGCGTGCGTGCGCCCCGTGCGGGGGCCAGCGGCCTGCAGGTCCTCGGCCGTGGCCAGCTTCGGCGGTGCGCCCGCCAGCTCGGCCAGGCGCGTGGCTTTGCTGGACGGTTTGGCCATCAGATCTTGCCGGGGATGACGCCGCCCTGGAAGCCGGGCACGTTCTGCTTCATGCCGCCGCCCTGCTTGGGCTGCGTTGCGTTCGTGCCAGGCAGCGGGACGCTGACCTTGCTGGGGAGCGTGCCTGCGCCCTGGGTCTGGTTGCCACCGACGCTGCCAGCGGCGATGCTGACGTTGCGGCTCTTGGGGTTGCTGTAGTCCTGCATGGTTTTCTCCTGTTGCAGACGGGGTGAAAAACGCCGCAGTGCCTTGGATAGGCACCGAATGGCGGAACAAAAACAAAGGCCTGACAACGACTTAGCGTTGCCAGGCCTTCGGCGTGTGTAGTTTGTGTGCAGTCAGGCCATCAAACTGGCCTGCGGAGCGCGTTTTGCGGCCTCTTCGTTCCACATGGCCGCGGCGTCCATTTCCTCGGGCTCTTCGGCCTCTGCTGGCTCGAGCAGCGCCTCGACGGCGCCCAGCGCCTCCTGCGGCGTCTCGTAGCTTTGCGGCTCGCCGCCGTCTACGGTGACGGTGGCCGCGCCAGCGTCGTCAATTTCGATCACGATCGTTGCGGCCATGTGGCGCTCCCCAAAAGCAAAAGGCCGCGTCAGCGGCCCGGGAATGTGCTTGTGAGCGCGTTTTGAAGACGCACTCCCCCGCGCGGAATGTAACGGTTTGAGATTGAGCCGTCAAGCGCGATCAAACCACTCCGCAGCTTCCCTCGAAGCTCCCTGCAAAATAGTCAAACCCAATCGGTTTGGCGGAACCGATAGAGACAATTGCGGCTTGATTAGGGTTTTCCCTAGTCCTTCCCCTATCCACAAGAACGATAGCTTGGCTTACACTTAGTACACCGAGCTGGCGGTTTCCAGCAGCAACCTTTAGGAGCATCAACATGTCCCACGAACTCACCACCCGCGCCGACGGCACCGTCGAATTCGCATACCGCGCCGATCACGGCGCCCCCTGGCACGGCCTTGGCCAGGCCATGCAGCCGGACGACGGTATCGACCAGTGGCGCGTCAGCGCCGGCATGGACTGGTCCATTCAGAAGTCTAAGGTGCGCTACGCCACCGGCCACGGCCAGGGCGCGGACGCCTGGCGCACACTGGACGACCAGCTGGTGCTGCTGCGCAGCGACACCAAGGACGCGCTGGGCGTCGTGTCGAACCGCTACCAGGTCGTACAGCCGGCCCAGGTGCTCGAATTCTTCCGCGACGTGGTCAAGGCCGGCGGCCTCGAGCTGAGCGCCGCGGGCACGATCTACGGCGGCAAGCGCTTCTGGGCCACGGCCAAGATCGGCGAGGCCAGCCCGACCAGCGTGCGCGACAAGATCGGCGGCTACCTGCTGCTGAGCACCAGCAGCGACGGCAGCCTGGCCACCGAGGCGCGCCTGACGTCCATCCGCACCGTCTGCAAGAACACGCTGCAGATGGCCCGCGCCGACGGCAAGCCGGCGCTGCGCGTGTCGCACCGCTCGGTGTTCGACGCTGACGCCGTCAAGCAGCAGATGGGCCTGAACCACGCCGCCTGGGACGCGTTCAAGCACAACCTGGTGCGCCTGGCCAACGTCGAGATGCACGAGGAGCACGCAGCCGAGCTGGTGGCCGGCCTGTTCGCCACCGCACCCGGCCAGGAAGGCCGCGACAAGGCCCGCGACACGGCCGGCTTCAAGAAGGTCATGGCCCTGTTCAACGGCCAGGGCATGGGCTCGCAGCTCGAGGGCGTCTTCGGCACCGCCAACGGCGTGCTGCAGGCCGTCACCGAGTACGCCGACCACCACGTGCGCGCTCGCTCCGATGAGCACCGCTTCGTGGCCTCGCAGTGGGGCGGCGGCGCTGACCTCAAGCAGCGCGCCTGGGACGACC